ATACGAAGAAGAGGTTTACGTATAAAAAAGATATTAATTCCATTCGCCGGAAAATCGATATGACCGATGTTGTGACCGCGTTAATAGGCGTCGGCAAGGGCGATAAAAACGGGATACCAACTACGTTTAAAAGTATCGCTTATTACACGGTGGACGGAAAGGCGTTTAATAAGCCGTTCGGCCAAGATTGGGTAGGCGATTCCGATGCGGTTCAAAAATACGGAATTAAGGGGAAGCATCTGTTTGGCGTTTATCAATACGATACGACTAACGCAGAGGATTTGCTTAAACGTACATGGACGGAGTTGCAGAAGCGAAAAACGCCTCTAATCACATACGAATTAGATGTAGCGCTGCTTGAGCGATTGGCAAACATGGAACACGAGGCGGTTCGGTTGGGGGATACCGTTTACGTCATCGACGAGACGTTTTCGCCCAATCTATATTTAGAGGCGCGTGTCCGGCAGTTGGAAACGTGTTTCAGCGATCCAAGTCGCGATAAATGTACGTTAGGAAATTTCAAGAAGGTGCGAAGTAATATCTCGCCTGAAATGCGCGCTTTACAGTCAAAACTGTTAAAAAAGGAATCGGGATGGGACGAAATAGGAGAGAACATCTTTAAGAGTCCTTCGCCACCGGACGTGGTAAAAAATACTTGGGAAAATTACGATTTAACCCAGACATGGGAGGTTTTTATAAATGGCTGAGTTTACTCCGAATCTCTCTTTATATAAATGGCAAATAAGCGATGAAATGGAACAGACGTTTCAAGAACTTAACGCTACTGCCGATAAACTGGATGCGGAAGTTTTTAATTTGAAAAATATCACACAGGATACGTTATGGAGCGGCGTTCTTTTTTTACAGGACGGACAAAGTGTCAATCCTACGAAAAATCTTGCGGCTTGTCGGAATGGTTGGATATTGGTGTGGAGTGACTTCGACCCGTCGCCATCAAACACGGCGAATAACTGGGATTTTGTCTTTACGTTAATCCCGAAACGGTATCCTCAACTACACACCGGCGCCTCTATGTTGGTCAATATACCGTATACTCAATCATCCACAGCCACGGGAAGTACTGTAAAACAATTTCAAGTAAACGATACAACGCTCGTAGGCAATGCAAATAACTCATCGAGTGCGATAAATGCAAACGATGTTGTTCTTCGATATGTTCTAGAATGGTAGGAGTGGGAAAATGAAAATATATTTATCTACTAAAGATGGTCTAGTGATTGGTTTTGGGAGCACTCAGACAAGCGAAACAGATATCGAAATGAACGTTTCAAACGACCACGAGGTTCTTGAGAATCCGTTTATTTTCAAGGTAGAAAACGGCCAATTAGTAAAAGATGAAGCTTATCAGCAGCAATTGATTCAAGAAAAAGAAGAAAGGATGAATCGTCAGACAACACAGCAAAGATTAGAACTCATACAAAGCGCACTCGACGATTTGATTTTAGGTGGGATGTAATGATGGCAGAATATATGGGACAGAGAATCATAGACGGAGCATACACATACGAATATGTCATTTCAAAGCGCCCGGACCTCCAAGCAGGTATCGACGCTTATTTAATTTCTAAAGGTCGGGAAGACCTAATCGGCGGTGAATAAATGCCTACGTGGGAAAGAGATATCATTACAAATCCCTTGTGGTTAGACACGTCCAATTCAGCGATGTATCTGCTTAAAAAGTATGATTCGTCGGCAGGCGCTTGGGTACCAACTACGCCCACATCTGCGGCTGAAATTGGCGCATACACCACAGATGAAACGGATAGTAAGATTGCGGCATTACAACGCACTGGCACGACTGCCGAACGACCGTCGGACGCAGTTGTCGGTACCGTATATTTCGATACTACGCTTAGTAAGCCGATATGGTGCAAAGCGATCAACCCTATCGTATGGATAGACGGAACCGGAACCATTGTTTAATTTATTTGTCAACGAGAGGAGGGCGTAATAAGTGTCGGAACCAATAAGTAGGGATATTGCGGAACTGCGCGAATGGCTCGTGCGAATCGATACGAAAATGGATTATATGAGCGAAGTTAAACGTGTGGCAGACGAAGCGGACGCCAAAGCAGATAAAGCGCTGGCAATGTCGGAAGACAATCGCGAGGATATTCGCGATATGAAGGCGAATACGAAGTGGGTTTGGGGAACGATGATCGCCGTGCTTGGCTTATTAGCAACGGTGGGCGTAGCGGTTTTCGGGTAAGCCAGTCGGCAACCGCAGCCCTGCGTTGGCTACGTTTAAAGTTGCGGCGCCGACCTTAGTATAGATTGTACCACAGAAAATTAACGGAAGGAAGCGAAATAAAATGGCGTTTGAAATATTGACGGCCGATCAGTTAATCGCACGATTAAAGGGGCGCAAATACAAATATTCGCAAATCCACCACACTTGGCGTCCTAACCACAGTAATTTCAACGGAAAGAATCATCTTGCGCTACAACAAGGTATGTACGACTACCACGTAAAGACTCGCGGATGGGATAATATCGGTCAACACGTCACGCTTATGCCGGACGGTACATTCGTGACAGGACGTCCGTTTGACAAGACTCCGGCAGGAATTAGCGGATATAATACCGGCGCATTTATGGTCGAGATGCTCGGCGACTTTGATGCCGGAAAAGATAAATTAGAAGGCGCACAACTTGACGCCATGCTTAAACTCCAGCGTTTTTTAACAACGGAATGCGGTGCGGAAATCATGTTCCATCGTGAGCATGCACCGAAAACGTGCCCAGGGACCGGCATTGATAAAATGGCGTTTCTAAAGCAAGTCCGTAACTATGGCACTCAAATTATCGCTCAGCCTGTCGGTTTTAAACCGGAAGGAAAGGCGCCAGCACCGTCCGTGCTAAAGATTGGTGACAACGGGGCGGATGTAAAGAAACTGCAAGAATATCTCCTTAAAGTTGGCGAGAAGCTTCCAAAGTTCGGTGCGGATGGAGACTACGGGCAAGAAACGTTCGTTGCGGTCAAATCGTTTCAAGCCCATCAAAAGTTAACGGTTGATGGCGTTGTAGGCGCGGAAACAAAAGCGAAGCTAGAAGAAGTGGTGAAGAAAGTAGCGCAAAAGCCGACTGTCCGAGTCAATGTTATCACCGGATGGTATAACGAAGGGTCGAAAGGACTAGCGGAACTAGAAGCGTTTTTGAAATCTAAAGGCTGGTATTATCGCAAGGAGGAGACGAAATAATGAAACGGTTTAAGAATTACGGACTATGGCTTGCGGTGGCGTCGCTCGGCTTAATTGTCGCGCAGGCATTCGGGCTCACTATCGCCGAGGACAAATATAACGAAGTGGTTAACGCAGTATTGACGGTGCTTGTGTTGGCGGGCGTGATAAATAACCCGACGAGCGGTACCGGATTTAAAGACGAATAGGCGGACGGATATAAATTCAGAGGGCTCCTTCGCGGGCTCTCTTTTGAGGTGATAACGTGGAAAAAATATATAACGTATTACTTGATACGAAGGACGACGTAAAAAATCCGGCATTTGTCGTCAATACGAACGATTTGAAAACGGTCAAAATTAACTTACTTATTAATCAGGACGGTGATCCGCTTGACTTAACGGGAGCGACCGTTCGCTTGGCGGTCAAAAAACCGGATAAGACTACCGTCCTACAGGACTTCACCGTTGTGGATGCGCTGGCCGGCAGTTGTGAAATCGTACTAAATACGCAAGCCTACGTGATAGACGGCAAGTACGACGCTGAGGTCATGGTTTATTACGGTGTGGATACGGTAGCGGTGACGGGCCAGTTTTCGTATAAAGCGGTCAAAGGTATTTTAGACGACGGGACAGTCGAGAGTACGAACGAGTGGCAGTCGATTAACCAGGCGATTGCTGATACCGAAGCAATACTCGTCGATTTGCGGACAAATGGTACCGGTGTGGATGCCGAAGCACGGGCGGATTTGGTCGAAAGCGCCAAGAAAACTGACATGATTTTAAGTGTAAAACAATACGGAGCAGTTGCGGATGGAATATCGAATGATACGTCGTTTTTTAATTCCTTTGAAAGTAGCGTTAAAGGTCAGGTAGTGGATTTAGGAAATAAAACTTACGTTGTAGATTCAGTCCCTAAAAAAAATGCTTATTTTAACGGAATTTTTAAAGTGAGCGGTTCCACACGTCCTGCAGTATTATTCAATACTTTTGCCTCTGGCGTACCGAAACGTCATATTTTTGGCGGTCAGCTTGCAAAATTAAAAGAATCACTTGCAAATCCGTTAGAGCAAATAACTGGGATTGTATTTGTCGGCGATTCAATAACATGGGGACGGACTTTAGCGGAAAACGCAGTGTTTGACCCAAGAGATGGTACGTTATCTGATCCAAGAGATAACTTTGCTTCACCATCGTATGTTAATGAGTTTAAAAGATATTTAGGAGCTAATTACGCGTTTAATGCTACTCCAGTATTATCTAATTGGCCTGCATCTCTTTCCGGAGAAGCAATAGCTGAGTATACTGTACAGCATGTTCTTTATCCTAAAGACGGGGATTTTTCACTTGCAACTGTTGGCAGCTCTATGTCAGTAACAGAAGTAGCGACAAGTGCATCAATTACAGGATTTCAGTTACAACTTGCTGACGGAAACTTGGCCGGCACAGGTTATCACAGTGTAACATTCCCATTCACTGGGGATTCTTTCACTTTATCATTTGGAATATCAACAGGAAGTGAAATATATTATGAACTTTATGTTAATGGAGTCTTAATCGGAACATACAACAACGCTGCGGGAGTAGATGGTTTAGTAGTAGGAAATAACCAACAACGAACACATACATTCAACTATGTGCGAAATAAAACTGTTGAAATTAGAACTAAACGTGGAAGTTATTCCTCCGGCACACGGTCTTTGAGATTAGAGGGAATTATCATTAATAAAAAGATTCGCATCACGAACCAAGGTATTAATGGAGCAACAACCAATTCTTATAAGACTTACAATCTTGCCGGAAATACTTTCGGTGATGGGGAAGCGGTTGGTCTACAAGATAATTATGTGTTTGTTCAATTAGGTACTAACGACAGAATAACAAGGACAGATACACCTAAAGGAATGAATAAGTTTAAGAGTAATCTAAAGCTTGCCTTGGATAAAATAACACCTCTAGCCAGTGTAATATTGATGTGCGCAAACCCCGCTGTCGATGAAAGCACATCAGTATACTCTTTTAACATGCAAAGGTGTCGAGATGTAGTTTTTCGGACTGCGAAAGAAAATAATATAGACATGATTGACAATTACGCAGTTTTCGGCGGTATTGATATGAGTGTTGTAACCTCAGACGGATTACACCCGAATAATATTGGGATGCAAGTCATAGCGAGAAATATCATTAATTCTTTAGAGTACTCTTGAGCAGTTCGTAAGAGTTATGTGTATGCATTCTGTTTAATTTTCTTCTGCCATATTGAAAAGGACAGAAATTAATTTATAATTATCTTTATGAATGGAGGAGTGACAGTGGATAAGGAAATATTGCTATACTTGAATGATGAAAAGATTGGAACTATAAATCATAAATTTTTATATGATGATGAAGCGAATAGTGGAAGAGAGATCTGCGAGGGATGCTTGTTAATCCTACAAGATTTTCGATATAGGGTTCATAAGGTAGAAGTGACTAATGATGGCTATATAGCACACTTAGTTCAGGAACAATCATGATACAACAACGAAGGTACCATAGTGAAACAGTCCGACCTTAACGAAATTTTTAACGAAGGCAGGCGCATAACAACGCTTGCCCTTGCATACATATACAACATGCGGTAGAATTAGAAATAATTACTAATCGGAGGGATTCGCATGTCAAACGCATTACGTTGGGCCGGCTATTTCGCTATTGCAACCGGAATCATTATCGCTATTTATCTTATTTTTTCGCTAAAGGTTATCGATATAAACGCAATTGACTATGAATCACCGCACCCTCATCGCTGGCTTTACGCCTTTTTCGTACTCGCCGTTACAACGCCGACCGGCCTAATGTCCGTCGCTGCCTCGGGCTTCGTCGAAAAGAAATCGTACGAATTTAAAATGCCCGAGGACTCCGGCAAAACGGATTACCTATCGCGCAATCAATATTAAAAAACGCCCTGACCTTCGCGGTTGGGGCTTTTTCTTCGTTCACTAAACATCGAAAAACTTATCGCGATCCACATCGTATCCCATCGACTTCAACGCACGCTGCACCTTCACCCACGTAGATATCCGCGGACTGTGGCTCGGTTCGTTACACATCCTCGTCAATGTCATCTCACTTACCTTTGCTCTGTCGGCGACTTCCTTCTGCGCAATATCGTTTCTATCCATCCACTTTCCAAATTTACTTCGCGGTTTATTTAGTCCGAACAAGCTACGTCACCTCATACGTTTTTACCTACAGCATGTACGAAAATAACTTTTTTTATACAGACGCAAAATTTGTGGTATCACGGACAGCCAGTCGCCCATACAGTATATTAACTAGTTACCGACTAGTTAGGAAGTTATTAACCAGTTAGGAGGTAGTTAATAATGGCGAAGAAAATCGTTAATAAATCCGTAAGTTTTAATGTGGCCGACCCGTTTCAAATGCAGATGAAGGAGTACGTCGCTCAATATCCGAACTTCAGCGCGTATATGAAACGGCTTATCCAACGCGACATGGAAGGAGGAAACGTTGTCAGAACAATAAAAAAAGCGCCAGCCCAGGCGGTTACTAACCTGAGCATGACGCAATTAAACGGTATGAAATTATAAGCACGGAACGGGGCTAGGAAGCCGACGTGCTCTTACGTCAGCATATGCGCCAAGTTTCAAGTTATTGCACGTACAAACGGTTACTAACCGAAAAATAGTTTGACGGGAGCTGACCAATATGAGAACGGAATATTTGTCCATTAGCGAATTTTTGAACGGCAGGGAAAAGGAGCCATTCAGCGCAAAAGTTGAGCGTCATTTTAAGAAGTACGGAACGGTTTATAAGGTTGCTGGAATTACGGTAATATTTTTATTAAGCGGAAGTTCTGCGCTCGCTGCCGGTACGATTGACGCCGAGGCGCGAAAACTTTATATAGAGTTAGTGAAAATCGGAAAGTGGGTTATTATCTTCAAGGGAGCTATCGATATAATTAAAGCGCTAGGAGACGGAGATAACGCATCAGCGAAAAAGACGTTTATAACATCGCTACTAACGTTTCTCATTTTGCTAGGGCTACCGTATGGAATGGATAAAATTGGCGAAATATTCAATAATATCTCGGCAACAACAACAACTGCGCCAGGCGGGTGGGAGTAATGAAATTCCGACTAACAGGAAAATTCGGAGAGCTCTCGCCAGTCCGCGATTTCCAGGCACACTCTGGAATCGACCTCGCTATGCCAGAAGGAACGACGCTTCGGTCGGTAGCCGACGGAGTAGTTGACAAAGTATTTGACGGATCGGGCGCAATAGGCAAGGGTCTGTCGGTTCAAATGCCGGACGGTACGCGAGCGATTTACGGACATATGAACGAAGTCAAAGCGCACATTGGCGACCATGTTAGCGCAGGAGATATCGTAGGGCTTAGCGGTAATACCGGCAACTCGACCGGCCCGCATTTACATTTCGGAATGAAGGACGCAAGCGGCCACGTAGTTGATCCGACGTCACACGCAGAACAACTAGTGAGTATTAGCGGCGACCACGTTTCGCCTGGCATTTTGACCACGCTATTCAACAACCATTCGACGCAAGGACCCTTAACACGCATATTTTGGGGCAGCACGGAGTCCATTCGGGACCATGTGGCGGATATAACGACTGAAATCTTGTTCGGCATATTCGACGCTTTGAAGGACTTACTGCTCGCGGGCACACTCGTCGGATCGGCGCTAATGATAATCCTCAAGGTTGCCGGCTGGAAAGATGGCGGGCGCTGGACCGGCGTTCTCATCACGGCGAATATATTACTGAAATTCTTATTCGGAGGAGCATCGTAATGAAACGCATAAAATTATCCGACTATATCAACGTCGTCAAGCCGTCATACGTTTACCTTCGCCTTACTCCTAATAATTCAATCCGCAATCAATCCACTCATAAAATCGCCAAATCCATCGCATCTATTTATCGAAATCTCATGCAGAACATCCGCAAGGAAAACGCAAAAGTTATCAAGGCGCTCGGTCGCGAGTTTCTGTTCGGAACGAAATACTCCGTTGAGCTTGCGTCCAAAGTCGCCTACTACGTCTATATCGAAAAGAAGAAAGTCGAGTTTTACTTCGTCATTCCGCAAAGTTACCTATCGCTCATCAAAGAAAAAATCAGCGACTCGTGGACGAATATCACGGTGAAGGTTGTCGCTGACCTGCCTAGTTTTTCCGAGTCGGCTACGAAATATTCGCTCGCCTATACGAAGGAGAATGCGCTCAGCCTTGCAACTGACCGGCGCAATGACGACCTGCTCCGTTCGAAGCTAAACGTTGTCGACGTCATGGAGGAAGGCGATAAGGTTGGCGTATTCTATAACTTCATGCCGACGACTCAGTTTACCTGGCGAAGCACCTACGAAGCAACCATTCGCAAGGTCAAGCGAAACCTGCCGACCGACCGTAATAAGATGGGCGCAGGCTACGCATTTAAGACGATTGTAGGCGTTGTTTCAGCGCTGTTTGACGACATATCAGACGCGCTAGGAGGCGCCAAGACTAATCGTAAGGGCAGAGAATACAACGCCTTTGAGGGGCTCGTAGAGGCGTTAAACGGAGGCAAGCAAATCAGCGATGCCACGCGCAAGAAAGCGACGGCGACCGTGCTAGATTCGGAGATTGTCGTAATGAGCGAAAGCAAGGACCGGTTAAGGCAGCGGAATAATGCGAGGAGTTTGACGCAAGCCTTCGAGACCATCACGGAGGACAATCGGCTGGCTCCGAAGCCACTCCGAAAGCCTTTCAAGTTTACGGACTACTCGATAGCCGGTGCGGAGGTTAATAAGGTCGGGGACGAGGAGGCGCAAAACTTTATCGCAATGGCTGGGCGGGATATACTCGAACGCTACAACTTTATCGAAAAGGTAGAGACGCAAGAAACGGAAGTGCCGGAGGATTTACAAAACGGCGTTATGTGTATCGGTGAAAGTACGTATCGGGGCGCCAAGCAGAAAGCGTATCTTAGCAACTACGAGCATTATCGCAATTTGCTGACGTTGCTAATCGGGCCAACTCGCGCAGGAAAATCGAACTTAATAGGCAACCTTTCGATTGATGCGATAGAAAACGGCGAGTGCGTAATTATCTTCGACTTTATCGAGAACTGCGAGCTGAGCGATGAGATATCGGCATTGTTTCCGAAGGATAAAGTACTAAACATCGATAACAGCGATCCGGCGAAATTGCAAGGGCTCGGCTATAACGAGGTCGGCCATACGGAGGATACATTCGCTCAATACGAAAATGCCAAGCGTCAAACGGCGAACCTGCTGGCGCTCATCAATGCGATTAACGTCGATGAGAGCCGACTGTCTCCGAAGATGGAACGTTATCTCGAAGCGGCAGCGCTCGTTGTCTTTATCAATACCGGCAGCATTCGCGACGTGTTCCGTGTATTGCAAAACCACAATGTCCGCCATGATTACCTCGGACGCGTTCCGAAAGCTCAGTACGAATTTATGGAGGAATATATGACGTCATTAACGGAGCTCGACGAAATTAAGGACGATACGATTATCGGAACCAGGCTTAATTTAATCGTCGGGATCATCGACAGGCTTTCCGTGCTAAAACGCAATACGCAAATGGAACTAATGCTGAAGCGCGACATGGACACCAACGTCGACCTCGTCGAAGAAATGCAGAAGAATCAGGTGATTTGCATCCGGATGCCGGAGTCGAAGTTTCCAACGCAAGGCGAGCGCGACATAGCGACGACATACTGGATTACGAAGATATGGCTCGCGCTTCAAATTCGCGCCGATAAGATTCGCGATAAGAAGGAACGACGCAAAGTTAACATCGTCATTGACGAAATTTACCAGGTGGATAATTGCGAAAAATTTATGACGTCGAAGCTGTCGCAAATAGCGAAATTCATCTGCAAACCGATTATTTCGTGTCACTATATCAATCAGTTAGCGCATATGCGGAAGGAACTGCGGTCGGCCAATACGTCATATATGTTAATCGCCGGTTGCGATAAGGATAACTATAAGGAGCTCAAGGACGAATTATATCCGTTCACTGCGGAGGACTTGGCGAATATGAAGCCGTATCATGCGATGAATTACGTCAAGTGTCGCGATGGGTATTCGCGGTTCATTACGAAATTACCTGGCAAAGTTGAAGATCGCATAAGGAGGCAACGCTATGATAAAGCGAAAGGTTGACGTCGAGCATTTCCTGTTTACGTTTTGTTTACATGCGGAATGGGACGGCGCTAAATTTTATATAACGATTGCCGACGAGAAGAATAGCGGAACCGTTACGATTATGCAGTATCCGGACGGACGATTTACGATTTATCGGAAGAACGAGCGCTTTTGTGACCGTAGGGAGTTGACGGTGGGAGGCGATGAGTTGGCGAAGTTCATTTGGCAGGAACGGAAGTATATAAATAGGTTAGCGAGATAGGCGTCCTTACGGCGTCTTTTCTCCGTGTATAGCGTTAACGTTTAAATCAATATAATCGTCAACGCTCTACACTCTTTTCAGGACTCAGTAATATCAAGAATGATAAATTTCTCTACTATATATTAAAGGAAAAATCGGACGTAATTCCTGCACTTAAAACGTTTTTCCCGAAAGAAAAAGAAGGCTGATTTAGGCCTTCTATATTTTTTGGGGATATAACTGTATCATAAATTGGTCAGGCTTCGTCCATTCCTTTTTGCGGAGATACGTCGCCTTTTCTAAAACGGTCTTCAACATTTGGTTTCGTGTTTCAATATTGGCATTCCAATATTCGGCAATGACCGTCTGCAGTTGCGGCAAAATATCGGTAACGCTTGTATGACGAAGCTCCTCTTTTTGAATCTCGCTCATTAAATTTCGCACTTCTTCCTGTATTACGTTGATGCGCTCGACTAACTTTTGCTGACGATCAATAAACGTATTGACGTCGTAAACTTTCTGTTCTAATAAATCGTGCAAATTACTTTTCTGCGTTTCTAATTGCGCAATCTCTTCCTTCTTACTTTCGACTAATAGCTTCTTATACGGAATTTCGTCGTCGGTGGCCGGCATTTTTTGTGTAAACTTTACGGCAATATCAATCGCGTATTCGCTTAATAAATCAAGTACTCGTTGTTCTACGAGATGAATCCCCGCACCTTTTTGAACGCCTTTGCAACTCGGCTGAGCGCATCGTATTACGTCATTCGGCCGGTTAGGCTTAGGTTGATAAAGCATGGCATAACCGCAGACCTCGCATTTTAGTACGCCAGCCAGCGGATTAGATAGTCCTTTCGAAACGTTATGAGAAGGCCGCCAACGGCCTGAGTGAGCGCGGTTAGCTGCTTCGAATAATTCAGGCGAGACTAACGGATCGTGCGCGTTTTCTTTAATCGTCCATTTACTACGCGGCACCTTCGTTTTTTTATACTTTCCGTTCCGCTTAACGTATTTAACTTGGCCCCAAATAATGGTGCCGAGATAAACTTCGTTTTTGATTATCGCGGTAATGCTGCTAGGCGACCAAGTTTTGCGTTTAGTATTCGGAGGCTTAATTCCGAGCCTGTCCAATTCTTGCGCAATCGCTTGGCGCCCGTGACCGTCGCGCATCATCTCGAACATTTTCTTAACGACCCAAGCCGTCTCAACGTCGGGCTCTAGGTGTAAGTTTTCATTACGAGTATATCCATATGGCGGCACTTTCGAAATCGACTTACCTTCGCCAGCAGATGCGACTCGTCCACGTTGCATACGGCGGGTAATCGCCTTTAATTCTTCGCGGGCAACTAGCGACTTGATTCCGAATACCAGCTCCCACGTCTCAGATTCCGGATCGTAGACTTCGGTAGGCGTTAGGATTTTCGTACCTGAATACCGGAAAGCACGGTCGAGTAAGCCCTGGTCGAGCATATCACCACGTCCGAGACGGTCTAAGTCCATAACGAGGACACCGTCAGCGAGTCCGACATCTAACTCGCGAATCATTTCCTGGACGGCAGGGCGCTCTGTTACGGACTCTCCGGAAACGACTTCTTCATATATATGCAAGATATTGTGGCGTTCTCTCTTCGCAACGGCGAGAAGGTTGTTGCGGTGGCGTTCGAGTGTATCGTAATTCTCTCCGTGCTCGCTCGCTTTCTTTTCTTCTTCGAGGTCTTTTCGACTCTTACGCAAATAAATATAGATATTAAGGTCGCTAGGACGGCTCATTTAATCACCTCTCCACATATTATAACCGTCTATACACGAATCTGTAAATCTACTAATCTTGTCCGAAAACGAAAAGTCCTGCGTCAATATAATTAAGGAGTGGTTGACGTGAAGGAAATTATCATAGGAAATACTATCGGAATTATACACTCGCCTTTAATGGAGTTATCGAAGGAAGAACGGCGCCAACATTTCGAAAAGGAACTGGCGAATGGCAATCCGATATTAAAAGAGCTTGAGCGAATAATAAATGAAAGTTTTATAAAACGGATGAACGGCGGTGCTAAATAAGCATCGTTATTTTTTTTGCGTAAAAATGTCCGAAAAAGAAAACAGGTGCGTCAATCTAAGTATAAGGCGTGAGTCACACGGCGCTAAAAAGTAAAAGGGGGTTTGGAGGTGTATAAAGACATAGACTTTATCGACACGGTTCAGGCGTTACTTGACGCCGGAAACAGTATGAACAAAACTGCTGCGATATTAAACGTCCATCATTCGAAGGTTAACAGACTACTGAATAGAGGACTTGTAGAAATATACGAGGCTTTCGACGAAGAAGATCGGAAGCATCTGTATCAGAACTTCGAATGGTTGTGGGAGGAGGATGAGTTGGAGAGACTTTGTGACATTGCTTTCGAAAATTTGAAAGTTGATATAACGGAGTCGCTCGGAGAAAACATTATAAGCGTAGGTCGATACGTTAGAGAAAACTACGGTGACTTAGAAAAGTACCTGAAAATTAAAGACAAAATACAATTAGCTGATTTGTTCTATAAAAAATGTCATGGTTGCGGAGAAGTTCAGCAACTAAAGAAATTCAGCAAAAAGAAAGGCAGTCCCTTCGGTTTATATACACGCTGTAATACATGTCAAGCGGCTAATTTAAGAGATTATTTACGAAACAACAGCGAGGCTAGAGAAAAATTTAAATTAGCTTCGAGAAAATGGCAGTTAAATAATAAAGAAAGATATGCTCTGACGCTTAAAAGAGGCGCGCACAAAAGATTAGCAAGGAAAAGGGGTTTACCAGATGATTTAACACCTGCACAACATGCTTTTACACTTTATGAATTTGATGACAGGTGTGCTCTTACCGGCGAAAGTAAATTCCACGTAGATCACGTAATCCCATTGGCGGTCGGGCACGGAGGAACAACATACGGCAATATGATTCCTTTGAGAGCGGACTTAAATCAATCAAAAAACGACTCAAACATTTTCGAATGGTTCGAAGCGAATAGGCAACGCTTTGAACTATCGCAGGAACGTTTCGATAACCTAATCGCTTGGCTAGTGTCGGCAAACGCTATGACAGTCGAAGAATATCGGGACCACGTTTACTGGTGTCACGCCAACCCACGCACTATTGACGAACTGGAGGCGCAATAATGAACGAGCACATTTTCATAAAATTCCACAAACACGCACTTACTAGCGGACTAATCGGCGAGCTAGGTCCGGAACGCTGGCAGACACTATCGGCACTGGCGCTATATATGAACGATCGAGGCAAATGCTTCCCTTCGCAAGATACTATCGCAGAACACCTCGGCATTCGTCGCGAAACGGTGAACCGAAGAATAAAGGCGTTGTGCGACTTTCGTTGGCAAGGTCAACCGATTTTAACGAAGGAACAAACGAAACATCCACGAAATAAAACATTCTTGCAAAACACGTATTTTATCTCGCAGGCAGCAGGATTTAAGTTTGGTAAAGATGAAAGTAAGGAGCCGAGTGACACGGAAGATACCGACCGAGTGACGTACATGTAAGGAATCGTGTGACGCTCGTGTAACAGTAAGAAGAACTATATAACAAGAGACATATAACAAGATAAACATTGCGCTAGATAGAAAAAACACTATCTATCGCGACGATTATAACCTTAAAAGACTTTGCGAAAAAAAGACCATCGGAAATGGAGGAGTAAATAATGAATTCAAAAATAACAGTTCCTAAAGAGGTAGCCGAAGCCATCCGCCATTACACCGACCTAGCCGATACCAAAACCGAAGCCTTCACCGATATCCTTTCGCTAGGCTACGAGGCTGAGCGATCCGAATTAATCCTTCGCTACTTTGACGGAAATTACGACGAATTAATGGAGGCGCTGATTTGCGGATATGAGGTCGCATTCAATCCGGAAGAATTCATCCAAAATATCAAGGAAGCATACGAAAAAGCGAAAGAAGAATACGATAAGTTTGGCGAATATGAGAACGAATATTTTGCCGGAGTGATGGACGGTATAAAAGAAACGCTTGACATGCAGGGGATCACTATCTCTGGGGTGAATGCGTAATGGCATCGACATTTAACGAAAAGCCAGTCGATAAATGGTCCGTCAACGACCTGCTCGCCTATATCGCCGAACGCCACGCTCAAGTCTACGGAGTCGAGTATCGCCCATTCCGAAGCTGGTCGGCAGAACGCGGAATGATCGGAGGCTTAATCGGCACACGCCAAAAGCCGCGCAAATATGAGCCGGAGTTGGTCAAGGCGTTCGTCGACGAGTGCTTCCGTAGCCACAAAGGGACGCGCGAATATCCTGGCGTTAGTTTTACGTGGCTATGGACGTATAAGACGGCGGTATGGCAACGGGTGCAGGCGGAGGCGAAGCGGAAGGCGAGCGTTCAGCAGGCGGTGGAGCAGACGCAAGAGTTTGACGACGATTGGTTATAAAATGACGAGGAGGAAACGGAATGAAAACACGTTATGATTTAGCGGCGGAAATGGCACGGGAAGCAATCGAGGAATTACGACTCGCGGCATACGAGCAGGGCTACAAGGATGCTACGCATGATTTGACGTCAAAAGCGCCAGTTAGTAAATCTCCGCAAGATATTCGCGACGAAATTATCGAAAAGGCAAAGCGAGATGTTGCGGAGTTAGGTCGAGAATTAAATCCGTGGGGAAGTTTTCGATTCACATTCGAAATTAATACGGAAAAGCGAGTGGTTGTCGCTTTGAAAAGACGTCGTGCTTCCGGAATGGTTCACGGACGAGGAATCGCCAAATGTGATCCGTCAGACTGCTTCAACGCTCACATTGGAAAGGCAATTGCGTTAAGACGTGCGCTTGGGCTAGAAGTCCCTGCGGAATATTTGAACGCTCCACAGCCGACAGAAGTGCGGGACGGTGATATCGTAAGATGGGTTCCGGAATACTCGTTTAGAGTTGGCGAGTCTCACATAATTTGCGTTGAAAACGGTTCGCGATTCGGAAAGAAGGACTTAGAATACGCAAAAATCGTAGATGACTCAC